TTATTTGGATTTATGGCTAGCCATCTGCTCCCTAACAAACTGATATAACTCTTGAAATTCACCATCTGCTAGAGCACTCGCTGGGATAACGGCTCCTTCACCATCAAAAGCAAAAATAAACATGTATTCTTCCTTGATATAGCATTCTTCTATATTTTGCCAAAATACCCTTATTAGAGTACCTTTCATAATACTGTCTATATATTTCCTATTAATTTTAATCTTAACTAGTCTGTCAGGATTACTTTGTTCTTTTTTCTCGTTTTTTTCTATGTAACGCTGCTCTATGCGAAATGTTATATACAGACATATCAATGAGATAATCAAGCCACAAAAGGAAAAAAAACCTAAGTCTTTAAGAACAGAAAATTCATCCAAAACTGAATAAGCCTCATATCCAATTATTAATAATACGCCCCCTAATGCAATCGATATCATTGAAAATATATTCCATAGCTTAGTGAATAACCTGTATGGCATTTTTTCTTTATCTATAACAACAGGCTGTTGTATTAGCTTTTGTATTTTCTCTACTTCCAATCTCGATAGTGAAAATTGAATCTGATAACGGCTTTTCATCAACCTTAGTTCCTTAATTAATCATGGAAAGTAAGCACCGGAATCAACAACGTGACTTGATGCTTAAATGCAATTTATTATTTATTGTTCCATTCCGCCAGCTTTTCTCTGCTACTATTTAGGGGTTGAAATATCTTGTCGGGAGTTGGTTGTCGCAGAGAGTGAAGCATCTACTAAAGTGGGTCGCTCAAGAAAAGCGGTTTCATCGACAATATAAAAACTCGCACGATCTCCCCACACAATACTATCACCACACTCATCTGATATGATTGAGTAAGTATAAGGGAATTTAATTCTCATGTGAGGTGCGTCTTTAGCCCTATCCCAACCGAAACAAAATTCAGCCGGTAGATAAGTCATAAAAATACGCGCTTTTTCTAGCAACGATTTAGGCACACCAATTTTATCGACGTACTCTTCTTTACAGCTACCAATACCTACGCTGATGCCACGATTAAAATTACATACTGTGCAAGCCAATCCTACAGTTAACCAACTCATTCCCATATCACGTTTTTTTTCCGTAACGCCTGGTTCTTGTGCTTTCCATCGTTCCATAAACCATTCGGCCCACTCCTCTTGTCGAGGAAATAGCAGAAATGGAATATAAGAAGGTAAACCACGCTCAGGGTTTCGCGGGTCGTAAGTCATTCCCCAATCGATAATAAACTGAGCAGGGTTATCCTTGTAATAAGCATTGAGCACAGGTATAGCTTCGGGGTTTTGGCGAATACGTGTTAATCGTTCCATTCGCCATTCAAACACCTGCGTATAGTCAGGATTTTTAAAATCAAATGGAAATGGGATAGGCATAGTTAATTTCTTAAATTTGAGGGGTATTTATCATAGTTATCTACTTGGATTAGTGAAAATTAGAGTGAATAAAGCATGCATAAAATAGGTGTGATTTTGCATAGCCTATTTTTGGGCTTAAACGGTTATTTTTACCAATTAACCCATTAGCTTTTTATAAGCGTCTGCGGCTTCTTGTGAAGTCATGTTTGCAACTTCCGTTTTGATAGGTTCGCCATCTTTACCAGTTAATTCAGTTCTGGTTTTCACCATCCCTAAATGTTGTGCAACCATCTTAAGCGCATCATCTTGATTACGAGTGATCACCTCGACACCAAACTTACCCTCTTTCACACCGGCAAATAAACGACGAGCTGCGCCGGTTAAATCACGTGTATCGTGAAAATGAGCACGGCCAATACCAGCACCATTGCATCGAGGGCAATCGGGATTAGGGTCTAATGTGTCATCGTAACCGTAGCCACCCACATCTTGCGGAGGCGCTTTACTCGCTGCCATGGCTTTTTTCACAGCATCATCATATTCGACCGCATCACGCCACTGATAATTAAAACCAAAGCCCCAGCAATGACGACAACACAGCCGGCGATATTCAGTTAGTTCGTTAACGTCTGCAGTCGCAATATCCCACCACATTTTTAATACGGCATCTTGGGTTATCTCGGTTCGACGTTCTCGTTCTGCTAAAGCATCAGTTATTGCCCGATTGACCTTAACATTTCTAAACATCCTACTCGCACTTACATATGCAGAATTACCCTCGCATTTACCACCAGCTCTCTTGTATGCAGCCGTGCGGTTCAAATCGACAAGATACTCATTAACGAATTTAGCCTGTAGGTCACTAAGCCCGTAGTTGCGCAGGTTAAACGTGTTTTCATCATCGTGCGCATTATCTTGTCCTCTACTTTGCGCAGTTGATATATCACTTTTGCGCACTGGCTCTTTTGCGCATTCTTTTTCGTGCGCAGTGTGCAATTTCTTGTGCGCAGTTTTTTGCGCAGATTGCGCAGCTGGCCTTTTTATATATCGCCTTGCTGTTGCGTAATTGAGTCCCTGGTCTTCACACCACTCTTTAGGGGATATTCCTGATTTAGCATGTTCGGTGAGGAACTGTTGCTGTAGCGTCCCCCAATCCGGTTTAGCCATCGTGTTTATCTCCTTTAACCTATTAAAAAACCCACTCGAAAGTAGGCTTTGTAATGAGTTATATTAAATCAATTTTATTTACCTTAAGGAATCATGAATGAAACTTACTGACATATTCGAACGATTGCATAAATGCATTGAAGCATTAAACAAGCATACTGATGAATTACCATCTATTAGCAAGAGAGTTAGTAGTGTAGCTTCAAACTTAGCCGCATATACTGTGGTAAATGGTTTAATCTTCCTTATAGCTATAAAGGCATCATGCAGATTCCCTGAGTTTCAGGGAGCTTTCTATCACGTAAGCGCCTTTTTTATTGGCATATTGTTTTTTCTCTTTATCAATGATGTGTTTACTAATTACTTTCCTCTAAAACCTATAAAACATGAAAAACTTTCTTTAAAATTAATCTTTGTGTATATAGCCATTATTGTAGGGGCTGTGGTTATAACATGGTTATATGTTGCTTCAGTCTACCAACCATTGTTTTCAATACCTGAAAGTCTTTCTAAATGCACAACATAACTAATTAGCAGAAATACATTGATTTTTCACATATTCCTGAAGTCCTTTAATCATTTGCTCTGACTCTGCAATTCGCTCTCTGAGTAACCAATAATTTCGGATAGCGGTGTCAGTAGGTCTGGCGGTGATTGCATCATCCAAGCCGGTGGCGGTAGTGCCCTCGGCTTTTTTACAACTGGCTTTGATGTACACCCGCTCAGGATTGCGCTCAGCAGCAATACGCAACTTATCAATTTCAGCTTTTGCATTTGTTAGCTCTTGGGTATGTTTAGTGTCGAGTTCGTGAAGGGAGTTAATGCGCTTTTCGTAGTTTTGAATACTATCAATAAGCTCTGAATTTTCTTTTTTCAGTAGCTTGTTGCTATCGTGAACAGTAACAACCCACCAGCCTAATATCACTACCATGATAAATAGCCAAAATGACTTATCGAATTTCATAATGACCTCTGTAAGCATTAAGCCGGATATGATTTATGTGTTAATTGGAAATGAGGACCATCTTTAAAGCTTTTCCAGTTTCCGCCCCACTCCAGATCGACATTAAGCTCTTTGGCAGCTTGCAACATTGCATCAGCAACTAACTTGAACTTAGACCAATCGTTCCACGGAATTTCACGATTAACCAACGGTGCGCAGTCAACAGCGTGTCCAGTTAAGTGGCGACTATTCATAGTCTGGCTAGCGCCATTTTTCACTAATTGTCGTTGGCGAGCTTCAGTTCGCTTACCTTCGATAACCATAAAATCAATATTGGTTAACTCGATCGCTCGACGGGTCACTTTAACTAAGTCCGGATGAACACCTCTTAAGTTCTCTTCACTGCGTTTACTGAATTTAAATTTACTCACCTGATACCTTCCTTAAAAAACGCTTTTCGATTGTTTTAATGAGCTCAGCACCAGACCAGCCAGCAAAGCCAGCTGCTCCGCCAGCTATTTCAGGAACCCATTGATAGTAACTAGATGCAAGAAATACAATTGCGCCAGCAAATACCGCAACAATTGCTTGTAAGATAAAAGTCCGCCAGCTGAACCTCTCTCCGTTTAAAACCTTATATGCATAGCTGGCAGCCACGCCGAGCATGGTCATCAATAAGATAAGCACCTCGCGGAACCAGCTATAGTTATTTGGATCTCTATGTGGCATACGCATATCCACCCCCGATGGAGTGTTCCATGATTTAGTTAATAGGTAGCCAACCGCAACGTCATTGCAGTAATTAAACGTGTTAATAGTGATTTGCGGGGGCTGTATACGAAAAAAGGCCGCACTAGGCGACCTCTTGGTTAGATGTTTTGCACTATAATAATGAAAGGGTTAGTCTATGCCCCATTGCAATAATAGCTTGATTAATAGTGTCAATTTTAGTTGAGTGTTGAAGATTAAAAAGCCGGGTGATTTCCTGCTTTTTAACTCCCATCTCTCTCGCTAGATCTGACTGTGTTAATTTTGAATCAACCAATCAATCAATCAATCAAAGATACTCACTTAAATACAAAAAACACATTCCATTAAATATTTTAATATTAATTAGCTTTTGTTGCTTTAATTAACTACAGTTAAATTGAATTTCAAAAACTTAGTCTATTAATAAAATTTAAGCGAGGTTTTTATGGAAAGGCGCCGTTATATAGTTTTCAATGTTAAAGGGTTTTCTAGTATATATAATGACTTTGCGGGGGAGGATATTCCTTTTAGGTTAATGCTAGAAAGAGCTAGCGGAGGGACAGAGGTGGTTAATTTAAATCTACACTCAAAACTTGACATGATGTTCTACCAAACACTGCTCTCATATTGCTATGGATCGCCATCTTTTTCAAACCCTAATAATTTATTAGGCCCTAAGTATCTAAGGGCTGGAATTTCGTTAGATGATAGCGGCCTGATTGGCTTTGATATGTCAAACAACATTATACCAGACAATGATGTATATGACGATAATTAATAATTAACAATAAATAATCAACTTTCGATATTTAAGCCATTTGATACTGAATGGCTTTTTTCTTTAATTCATCTAATTACTAACTTTAATCATATAGATATGCTTAATTCAGCAATAAGCCACTTAACAATATCAATAAATTAAACCCACTCGAACTCATCAAACCCCTCAAAATCATCAAACATATATAAACCTCTATAGTGCGAAAAACCCCGCATTGCGAGGTCTTAAATTGGTTTAATGCGACTAGGTATAGAATGTCCATTATTAGAAGATAATAAGCCAGTTTCGGACAAAATGCAAATACTAATTAGTTAATTACAATTTAACTTAAGCTACAAAATATATAATCACCAGTGCCACATATATCTTACAAGTGCCGCATTACAATTACCGTTCAATAAATGAATTAGGTAGATTAGTAATCCCAACTTTAATCAAAAAATTCAAGGATTTTGCATATGTCTAATGACAAAGACGCTGAGAATGGATTGATCCCCTTCTCAGAATTAAATCAAACATCTGTTAATTTGGGGCAAGCCGTTCAACAAGCAAATCAAATGCATAACACATTGTCACAAATGGGAATTGTTGACGCAACATTTCATACAGGTACCTTGTATAAAAATACAGGGACTAGCGCAATAGTTGCTGGTAATGGGTTATTGGTTGAGCAAAAGCAACACACAACAACCGTTACATTTTTGAACGAAGGTAGCACCCCAGATCAAGCAATCAATGAAATGATGGTCAACAACACGCAAGAAGTCACAGCCGCTTTCGCCAACACCTCCCAGCCGTCAATATCTAACTTTTTAAATAATAAAAAATAATCCCCTTTAATAGCGTACTTTCATAAGTGCGCTATCTATTTTATTACCTTGCTAAATGCCTGCTCAGCAATGCTTTCTTCAATAAAACACTTACTCCTTAATTTCTCATAGAATGGCTTCCAATTTCGACGCCACGTTCTCTCATTAAGATCTGGCACTAAATGTTTTATCGCATTATACGCTATAGACGACGGTACACGTTTATACCCTCGCCCAGCGCAGCGGTCACACAGTTTAAAAACAGGCGCACCTTGTAATTCGGTCTGTTCTTCATCTAATACCTTACCCCGCCCTTTACAGCGACAACGATTAGTTAGCTGACCTTTTCCATTACAGTCCTGACATAGCTCACCAACTAGCTCCTCTCTGATGTTTGGATCAATAATCGTTTCGCCTTCAAGAGTCGTGATACCGGGATGTTTGACAACATCTTTCATTTTGTAGATCAACCCTTTCCCGCTACATGCTGAACACTGATAAACCGAACCCGCTGACCGCGCGTAATCCTCAAATGCCATTCTGGCCAGAATAATCAAACAGTGACCCAGTTTCTTTCCTGCAGCTTTAGCCACCAGCTTTGGTGTTATTTTTTTAGCATATTGAGTTAATGCCTCTACTGTTGAAAACTTATCCTCTTTGCTAACATCATTTTTAGCCAGAAAAGCCGTCATACCAAACTTAGCTTGTGATTCGGTCATCCCCATAGCCGCCATAATATCTGTGCCTGTTATTCGGTCAGGGGACGTGCAACCTGCTACATTACCGAATGTAGGTGACTTAGGGTGAAAGTTTTTAAGTGTATTTTCGAGTTTCATTGGTTCACCACCTATTACACATCAACAATATTTTTTAATGGCTATCAGATACGACATGCGCGCAGCTCCATGACTTCTCTTTTGGTTTGCTCAAGCAATTCCGCTTCGGTACCGTGAATTTGCTGCCATGTTTTTGGGGCCGCATGAAAGCCGGTGTCATAGCTAGCGCGGTGATGAGGCGGGCATAACGGCAATACATCTTTATGACTAGCACGCTGCGCTATTCCCTGCCCTGTTCGTGTATGATGGATTTCCGCAGGAGTTGCCCCATACCCCATGTTTCTACAACAAATACAGCCGAGTTCTGCTACATCTGATAACCACTGTTTCTCTTCTTTGGTCTTTGATTTTTTGGTCATTGGTCTTGCCTCTAGGTAAAATCTAATAACTGGGCCGCCGCATTTTCAGCAGCTTGTTGGGTGGGAAATTTACGGAATAGAATGAAGTTCCAAAGCACATCGAGTGTGGCTTTGTAGAGTTCACCAAAAGCTAGATCATCCATTTTGGCAAAACTGATTGATTTGGCGACACGCCTCAGGCTGCCGTCAGGCATTTCGAACGTTTCATAACGGCCAGATTGCTCTACTACCCAATAGCGGAAAGCATCAAAGGATTTGGTTGCTGAAATATTGTGAGCACGTTTCTGTGCTATCTCCTCGAGATAAATATCTGCAGCGGATTGAAGGGCGTCGTCGTTATCGGTGTAGTAAGAGAGGAATTTAACGTAACCGCGAACGAGTCCTTTTTCTTCAGGCGAAATGGTACCGCCGGTGGGTTCCCAGTATTCATACCCTAGATTGAGTAAAGCGAAGTATTTACGGTGAAAACGTGGGTTGCGAGCTTTCTTGAAATCAGCCGAAAGCACATCACCACACTTGATTTTTGAATGCAGGAAATCTCTCGCAGCGGGATTAGCCGGTACAAGAGTGTCGTTAGACATTTTAATAAAGCTATGCTGTGCCATACTTTTTCTCTCAGTAGACACAGCAAGTAGTTAGGATTGGGTGTTCAGACCAACAATAGGATTATAGCAAAAAAATATACTTTTAAAGGTGTTCCGCTTTGCTCTCAAAGTTAAATTTCATATGATTATCTAATAGTTAATCACCTAAAGGAACTAGCTTGTGACGCAGAAAGAAAATACTAAATGTGCTTTATGTGGCAATAATGCTGAAAAAATCCAAAATAGTCATTTCTTCCCCAAATTTGTATACAGAGAATTAGCACCTATGTTACTTGAGGGTCATGAAAAGATAATAACTTATCGTAATAATGCTAAGCCATTGTTTAAAGAAATAAAGTCTTATTTGCTATGTCATATTTGTGAAGAACTTTTCACCAAGAACGGTGAAAATTATGTTGCGAAAAAATGGAGAAAAAACAAACAAACAAACATTTCAGACTTGTTACTTGCATATTTAAAAAGATGTTCAATGACAAGCAATCTCTCTATATTTCATGATATTACAGACTTAGATGACAATTATTTATTCTATTTTGCTTCTAGTATGTTCTGGCGTGCCACCTTTAATTGGACATGCTATGATAGACTAAGTTTAAGTGATAGTTTAGTCGATGAGCTAAAAAATTATTTACTTTTAGGCACTCAACCCCAAAATTATAAAATAGTATCAGTTCCTATATACATGGTGGATGCTTACTCATTAATATTTCCAAAAAAATATGGTCGCAAAGATTTTATAAGCGGTGAGTTTTATTATTTCACCATGCTAAATCATTGTTTTATTTTGATTGAATCACATTTCATGAGCAAGTTTCTGAAAAATATGAATAGTAATATCAGTGGGCGACTACTTTATCACATAGATTCAAAAATTTTGCAAGAGGGGATTTTATATGAATTCATTGATAATTATAAAAAATCCAATAGACCACAAGGATTGAAGTATACCACTAACCTTAAATGGATAAATAAGTATATTTACAGACCATCTATATGTATTAATGGCAGTTTTAAATTAAATCTATCTGATGAGCTGCAAAATAAGCTGAGAAACATTCATGCATTGGGAAGTGAAAAAGACTATTACTTTTTTGCTTTTATTGAAAAATATGGACACCTAAGCCCATACGCCCACTCTTATTTAACATTTAAGCAGAAAAATATTGCATTTTCTATGAAATAAGCCTACTGCTTTTAACCAAAAATAGATTAGCTAGTATCAGTCCGAACAATGCAGGACTGATACTACATTCATTATCCTCCAATACTAGACTAGTACTCATTAGGTATTATGGCCTAGCTATGCTGCGCCATAGTTTCTCTCAGTAGACACAGAAATTGTTTAGGTTTGGGGTATTCAGACCAATAGAACTAATTCTAATAAATAAACCGTTTTTCGTAAAATGGGCTAAAGTTTACTTTAGAGATAGAATCCCCTCTATCTCTATTAGCTTTTCGTAAAAATACTCCGCACTTGATGTAACCATGCGAATGCTATCCTCAAGGTTCTTCGTAGTTCCTTTATCGTCTACGAATGACAATGGTCTTTGAAGTACTTCGAAATTGTATTCATCTTTTCTTTTACTAATATCGAGTAACTCTAAAGCTAATTTATTGTCAATCCTGCATATATCCAAAATGAATTCAACAAAATTAACATTTACCGCTTTTGCTGTATAAAAATCAAAACCGCCTAAAGAAGTTGACACACAATTTATTCCACTAGAATCCTGCTGTAATGAGGCTGGCAATTTTCCATGTTTTTGTGAGTAGTCTGAAAACCTTTTAACTTGTTCAAGAATACTCCTAGTCTCCGAAACATTGTTACCAATTAAAGTAAACAATGCTTTCCGCTCATTAATATCTTGTGCATTTTTATTTGTTTTTTCTTTCCTTACTTGACAATTGTAAACAATAAGCGAAACAATTATTGCCCCTGCAGATGCAAAACTACCCAAAATAGTAAAAAAGTCTACTACTGTCATATGATGCTCCTATATTAAATTGGAATCACTATTCTATATTCAATTTCAATTCATGCCACCCTAACGTATTCCAGCACTCATCGCTACCACTAAGGCAACATTTATCCACCGGTAGTTGTTCATTACATTTTTTACAACGCTGTTTATTTAGTTCTGTAACCAAAGATATAACTGAACGGTCATCAATTCTAATCAACATTGAGAGATATTCAGCGATATCATACGGATCCCTTCCTGGTCTACGTAATGCACAGTTTCTTTGGAGCATCCCCATTTCTTGTTCATCAAGTAATAATTCAACTTTGACTAAGCCTTGCTGCTTTTGTCTTTCACGTTGCTTAGCCTTACGTTCGGATGCGGTCATTTTCATTGGTCTTGCCTCTCTACTCAATAATTCATCCACAAACATTCAGTTCGAATTCTAGTACCACGACCTGCAGAAATTCGGGCATCTTTAGTAACCTTTCGCCAGCCAGATAATTCGTTGTTGTATAAATCGCAGTTATAGCCGCTAATAGCCACTTTTCCAGAAACCGATTTAATTACTTGAAGTAATTCACTATGCTGTTCGTTCGTCATTTCAAAATTATAATAACGATTACCAGCAACTCTTGTCGATGGAACATAAGGCGGATCCAAATAAAATAACGTATCTGTAGAATCGTGCTTTTTAATCAAATCTAACGCTGGCCTATTTTCAATAATTACCCCTTGCAAGCGCTGACAAAAAGCAGATAAGTTTTCAGGATATTTAGCCCACAAATGAGAATAGATTGAATACTCACGTTTACTGTCAGATTGAAAACCTGAATTACCATTTAAACCGGCAGCTGAGCCAAAGCCCATGCATGCGCGAACGACCATACGCCTCGCACGTTCCAGTGGATCAGTAATAAACTCTTTTGCTAAAATAAACTCATCACGAGAATAAGGCGTTAATACACAAGCCTCTTGCAATTGAGTGTTTAAATTAGGGTCACGTAACACTCTAAATAGATTCACAACTTCACCATCAAGGTCGTTATATACTTCTGCATAACTACGTTCCTTCAGCATGAGTACACTGGCTACACCGCCGAATGGCTCTACATAGCAACGATGTTCAGGAAAGTAACTTATTATCCATTTAGCTAAACGAAACTTACCGCCATGATACCGACTCACCGGATGCTTGATTTGCTGCATACTCATACCTTCATCACCTCACGCCAATAATTGAGTCTATCTCTAAAAAATTCCCGATGTACCTCTGGTGCTTTTTCAATTTCAACCAGTACTCGCTCTCTGTAGATTTTGCGATTTTTAAGCTGTCGTATTAGCCGGCTAGCCAATAAATCAAGCTGCTCCAGTTCGCGATACTTTTCTGGCCATAAAGCACGATTGTGAGGAAGTCCATCAGGCAAGTAACTTGATTGCCCTGACATACCTACCTCTTTTGTGGTTTCAGTACCGGTTGATAAGGTGCCTTGGTTCTTGCTCTTGCAGCTGCGTTAAGGCGGTCGATGTGACATTGCGAATAGTCACAACCATCATCAGGGAAAATAGGTCTGTTATCACGCACGAGTGATTCGTGTGTGATGGGGTCTTTGATTATCATTTGGTCTGCCTCTAATTTATTGGTCAATGGCTTGGTCAAGCCTTGTTAACTGCTTAAAATGCGTTTGTGTTTTGTGTTCCTTTTTGAGAGTAACTTCGGTTATTTTCTCGCCCTTTAAATGCTAATTGTTCAGCATCTCGTTGGCTGATATTTTTGATATACGAGTTAACCAATTGAGCGTAGGCGGTACCCGTTTTACCATCACGGTTTAATCGTAAAATTATCTCCATCAACGATTTATCCGCATTAGTGTTATAAACCGCATCACGATATAAACCTATCCACACATCACAATCTTGCTCTATTTGCCCTGTATCTCTGCTATCAGCGGGTGTCGGTCGTTTGTCTGCTCGTTCTTCCAGCTTACGGTTAAGCTGGGTAAGTAACAGGACCACACAATCCATTTCCTTAGCTAAGTTTTTTAAACCCGTTGTAATGTCACCGTAGGCAATATCGCGGCGTTCTGCTGGGGCAGCTTTGATTAATGTTAGATAATCCACAGCAATAAGCCCAACTTTCCCTTTAACCCTTTTTACCTTTCGACACTCAGCAATAATATGGTGCAAATCAACACCAGGAGTGCTATCGATATACATATTCGACTCAGCGATCTCTTCAGCTCTTGCTAATGCACGCGCCATTTCCATATCATCATGTGCGCCAGTATAAAATATATCTGCTGAAACTCCGCCTTCTTGGGCTATCATGCGCTCAATGATCCCACGGTCAGTCATTTCAAGGCTGAATAACAACGTGGGTAACCGGTGATTTAAAGCAAAATGAGTCGCTACACGGTTGTAGAACGCGGTTTTTCCCATTTTAGGTCTAGCACCCACGACAATTAGAGATCCTCTTAGCGCTTGTTTGGGAGCCATTAAATCATCAAGTGATTCGATACCTAAAGTAAAACCAGCCGCATTTTTCGGATCATCAAAGCGTCTTTCAACCTCGCACACCCAATCACCGACGACATCACGAGCAGGTCGTAATCCTTTGCTTTTGCCTGTTTTAGCATGCTCAACCACACTTGAAATCACTTGCTGAACATTGGCAAGTTTATTACTGACTTCTAAGCCATCATTAGCCAGCATCATTTCAACACAGGTATTGAGATTATTGATTGCGTAACGCTGAATGGCTTTGTCTCTGACAATACGTGCATAATTCACAATGTTAGCTGCTGTAGGTAACTTACAAAGCTCCGCTACATAGGCAAATCCGCCAACTTTATCCAAATCACCGGCTTCGGTTAGGGCATCACTTACAGTGATCACGTCCGTTGGGTAATTAGATTTAATCAATTTAACAATTTCAGCGAAAATTCGATTGTGAGACCACTGATAAAACGATTCCGGTTTGATCTGCGAAATAACATACTGACGCTTGTCTTCATCCGTGCTCATCATCAAACCACCTAACACCGCTTGTTCGGCTTCCGTGCTGTTTGGTGGCACAAAGTAATTATTTGTCATTAGCACGTTCCTCCTTGACCGCAACATAACAGCGCTCAGTAATCAAATAATCCAAATTTTTACGGCGCCATAAGCCACCACGACCATTTTCTCTCTCTTCCAACATCCAGCAGCAATTGCTAGAAACATAGGTCAAATAGTTCTCCCAGCGCTCTTGATTGAATTTAAATTTAATCCAGAAGTTTTTTATTTTGCGCTTGCGTTCATCAGTCAAAACTTTGATAGCAGGCATATCAGGTAAAATATCGTGATATGAATCGATAATTTTTCCATAATTCAATTTAATTTTTGATGATGGTTTGTTGTCGTCAGGTTCACCTGACGTACCATCAATAATCTCTGTAGTAGTCTCTGTAGTAATCTCTGTATTTGTCTCACGTTTAGAAGTGGGGGCTATCACTTCTGTATGTGGGGGCTGTTCCGTTTCAACGTACCCCCTATCACGTTTAGAAGTGAGACCTATCACAGAAACATGCCCTAATTCTGTTTGATTATTAATCAATGAGATAGAGTTAGTTATCTCATGAATGGACTCAACAACCGGCTCAATAAACATCACATTGTTACATGGCCCACTTACTGTATTAATGGTACGAAACTCTAGTGTAATAACACCTTTTGCTTTCAACCGTTTTATCGCTTCGGTGACTTCCCGTTTTGTAAAACCAAATTGATCCGCAAATGATTGATAGCTACGTTGCAACTTATCGCTTTGAAACCGCTTGCGCCACCCTTGAAGTTCGCCAGTAAACTCATCCCGAATTTCCGCTGGCCGGTACCAGTAAATAATTTCTGAAAGCAATATGATCCCAATATTATCAGGCTTGCCACTTGGCATTTTGATGTGATGCCACCAGTTCGCGGGGATCACATTACCCGTTATGTTCATGCGCCCTATTTGGCTGACTGTCTCTGTCATCAGTGCGTTATTCACTTCACACCCCCAGTGCTTTGGCTATATCACGGCAGGCGTTCTGGTATTGTTCCGGCGTGAGTTTCTTTGAAAGCAGCTTTTTTTTCTGTTGTTCGTACTGCTCCCAAACGCTCAGAGCAGCTGCTCGTCTACCTTCGAAAACATCTTCGACTTTCTCTCTATCAGCCGGTTTTCCGTTCAACAAAAACCATTGCGATATGTGATTTTCTCAATTGTTCTTAGCATTGGTCTTGCCTCTTGAATTAATGCATGCTTGTCGGGCGTGATATTGCATTAAGTGCGTTAATGGCATTATTTATTCGATGTGACATGTCACGCCCCTCTAATAAAATTTCACTGATCGCATCAGCAAAAAGTTGTATCGCCACTGACGTTAAATAATTTTTCGTGTCGCCACGTACTCGAGCTAACCTCGAAGCCGGTAACGCGATTTGTATCGCCGGCATTAACTCAGCTATCTTTCGCATCGATGCCGCAGAATCTCCTCGTAACCATCTGAAAATTTGTTGCCGGTTGTTGTTGATGGCTTTCCAATCTGCCCTGCCCTGTTCGTCTTCAATCACATGTAACCTGCTTTGTGATTTGTCTCTGATGATCTGTAAGTACGCACGACTGATTTCAATCGCTACGTGTTCTTGTCCTTGTTCTGAGGCCCAGCTCTCAACCTCGGAACGAACAATATCGATATCAAAATTCATCTACTCGCGTCTCCTGTCGCAAAAATTGATTTGCCTTAATCAGTTTTTTAATTTGAAACTTGTAATACTAGATGTTCACTTGGGAGGCCATCGTTTGTATTCGGGTAAATATCAGGCGCCACTTCGTGAGGTGTAATGCGCCATTCTAAACATTCACACAGGCTTAAAACTTTCTGCGCGGGAACGCCATTCTTAAACCAAAGATTGACTGTTTGAGGTTTAGTTCCTAATCGTCTGGCAATCTCAGATTGATTAGCCAGATGAATAATTTTATTTTTTACAAGTGGTGTCATTTGTAGCCTCCTTTAGTGATTACAAGTTTATCTTACAATCAAACATAATCTTATTTCAAGTTTTTCTTGAAGTGAGTTTTACAAGGAATCCTTGTAGTATCAGGTTATGAAAAAAAATCAGAATGTCGTGTCAGCAACACGAATCAATCAAATATTAGATGAAAGAGGCTGGTCTCAATCAGAGTTAGCTCGAAGGATTGGTGTTAGCCCTCAATCTGTTCAGTTCTGGGTGAGTGGAAAAACTGCACCTAGAGGAGCGAATCTGTCCGCATTATCTTCTGTTACTGGTTACCCTGAGCATTGGTTTCTTATGGATAGTATTTCAGCTGAATCAGTAGATAAACCAACTGTAATTTCTCGGCGAGAAGATTCATATTTCGTTGAATTACTTGATATTGAAGCTAGTGCAGGTCCAGGAATTATTACTAAAGGGGAGTTTACCGAAACCATTAGATCTATTGAGTATACTTCCGATGAAGCTCTACGTTTATTTGGAAATAGGCCTAGTTCAAACATAAAAATGATCACTGTTACTGGCGATAGCATGAATGACACTATATGCCCTGGTGACCAAATATTTATAGATATTCATATAAATCATTTTGATGGTGATGGCATTTATGTGTTTGTATTTGGGCAGACACTTCATATCAAACGGTTGCAAATGATTAAAAATCAACTAGTTGTTATTTCTGATAATGCTAAATATCGTGATTGGGAAATAACGAAAGAAGATGAAGAACAATTTTTCATCTCAGGAAAAGTGCTTCTTAGCCAATCTAGAACTTACAAGCGTTACGCTTAAAATAAACACAATCCATTCAATATAAATTACAAGAACTTAGCTTTCTTGTAATTTTTCACGCCAACATCTACAAGAATATTTTGTAATTATCACTTGCAATATTCAATTTAAACTTGTAGATTTATCAGCAAGCAAACAACACAGCAAGTGTTTAGGTAAGTGTTCAAACCAGATTTATTGCTGTTATGTCGGAGGAGAACCGTCACCCTCATCGCGACTGACCATGATTACCACGATATAACGGCAATTTTTTAGCAGTACCAGGGAAAACTTTTAGACCAAAGCTAGGCAAGACCATCGACCACGATCGAGGCAAGACCAGACCTGACAGCTCGGAAAGACGGGCAACAAATTATAGACGTAAAAAAACCCACCGAGGTGGGCTCTTTTACCCGGGTCGCCGACCAAAGCTAACCGGAAGTTCTTAGCGGAGACCAATCCGCTTAAGAGGCAAGACCAATGATAAGAATCACTGATCAGACTATATTTTAAAGGAGTTGCTATGAAAGCACAACCTAAAACCCCCCTAAATGTCACACTATACATTCATGCACAGAAGCAATTTGACGGTTCATATCGATACCGCCCTTCTACATTCAAATACGATATCGATTCTGGCTTAGGCTTTGTTGTATCTGAATGCAACGTTGAGATCCCATTCCAAGAGCTTACAACTGAGCAGCTGGTAAATGCTGAAATTGAGGCATTACGTTCAGAGCAAAATAAAATACTTGCTGATGCGCATGTGAAATCCAGTTTGCTGGAAGATCAGATCCAAATGCTGCTCTGTGTAGAAGGCAAACCAATTTCAAAAATCGACGAAGAAATACCTTACTAAGAGGCAAGACCAATGAAAACTTTTATCTGTGTATTCGAGCCGACTATCGACGCTCGGACGAACGGTGCTGTACCTTTAACAATTGCATTGAATTCTACAAATGCAAAATTAGCTTCTGCTGCTGCAATGATCAAGCTGTCTGAAGCTTATCCAGAAGCTATGGATAATTTTAATACTGATGAGCCGATTGTCTGTGAAGATAGTGTCGGTTCCCCTCGCCCTGCCCTCGATAAGTTCGACGAGAAGTTTGCACTTGAAAATGAATTCGATGGTGAAAAATGGGTACCTGTTCAATATGAAGATTTTAACAAAATAAATGTCGTTATTCGTATCGCTGCTATTTTGTTATTCAATAAAACGCAATTCACCCGTTCTGATGTCAGTAAAGCGGTAAGCTTTGTTAACGAAAGCAAAGAGCAACATAAAATTCGCAATATCGCAGAAGGTTTAGGAAAAATAAAACAGCTAGATTCGATGGATGCAGAGCAAACATATGAAATTGCTAATGCTGTTTTTGAGTTTGCTGATGATGATATTTCCGTCATTGATGCGATCGGGTTAGGTAACAATTGGTTAATTGAAGAGCCTAAATCAGAAGTTGAAACGGCACATGAAGAACAGGTGATAAAACGCGATTACGCGATGCTTGATACTGAAATCGCGCTCGCACTGTTAAGTAATGTTGATATCGATGACGTGAAATGTTCTGATGTTCGCAGAGCTAAAGAACTGATCAGCAACGATGACAACGCATGGAAACGCTGGTCAATGAGTTTGCGTATCTATCCCGACATTCTCGACATTCCTCGCGAGAAAATTTTTTCACTCATCACAGAAGCTCGCGAACGAACTGAATTACTAAGTGATGCAAATGCACGTAAAGCGTTTATTGATTCAAAACTTGGTACCAACCAACCCAAAGTAACAGCACTCGGTAACGGCCGTTTTTCAGTTGATAATTTAATTCAGCAACCGGCTAATGATGAACAATCATCAACGACAGTTGAAGAAAAACCCTCTGTTGTTGAAGAAAAACCCCCTGTTATTGAAGAAAAACCAAGGCGCACCCGCAAGAAAAAGGAGCCAGCTAAAGTCGAAGAAAGCACAGCTACCGAAACTGCCACTGAACAAACAAAAGAGCCTGAGGCGGTCGTAATTAAAACAACTCAATCAGCAGTACAGCATGACGATTTCGAACAACGAGCAACGATACTAGAAGAGTCTCTCAAGCAACAATCAGCAGAACAACAAGCCAACATGTATATATGGCAGCAAGTACAGCGCACTGATCCTAGATTCACAAAGCCACTAACCGGTGTAGGTTATACAGGAACAAGCATAAACGGCACTTACATGGTAATGCGTGCAACTGAAATATTTGGACCATTAGGTACAGGTTGGAATTATGAAGTGCTTGAAAGTGAATTTATCGACGGTATGCCACTTTCTGAACCTATTTACGATGAGAAAAATAAATATATTGGAGCCCGTTATTTACGCGATGCGGATGGATCATTATTTTGCGAGCAACACCATTCTATAAAAATTCTACTTTGGTACATCATTGAAGGTGAGGTTCGTGGAGAAATAATTAGCTACGGCGCAACCAAATTTAGATACAAATCTAATAATGGCTTAGTGACTGATATTGAGGTTTATAAAAAATCATTAACAGATGCCATAAAAAAAGGATTATCCATGCTTGGTTTCTCAGCTGATGTCTTTTTGGGCATGCATGATAACCCTGAATATGTAGCAAGTAATAAGCTCGAGTACGAAATCAAAGCCGCAACAGATAGCGCAGAAGATGTGACTCGCGTTCGTAAAGAGCTGGATGAGAAATTTACTAAGCATACTGAAACCATGCGCAGTGCTGTTACACAAAATGAATTGCGCGGTATTGCATCTACCCTTACTCGTGAAATATCAACACACATTAAGTTAGCACAAGATCGCGGTGACAAAGAGTACGCAAAATATTTATCAGGTAGGTTACGTCGATTAAATGAAATTGAAAAAGAGTGTATAGACCTATTTAAACAGAAAGAAGAGGCAATCTAATGACCAAAACTACTGCTATTGCACTCGCTGCAAGCTATGAAAAGCTACAACAACTAGTTGAGACTGGCGATTTTTCCCCTGAAGAAATCGCTGATACGTTAGAAGGCATTGAGGGCGAGTTAGGCGATAAGCTAGATGCAATTATGGTTCATGTTCGCAATATTTAAGGGCAAGCAAAAACATTAGATGAAGAATCTAAGCGTTTGTCTGAGCGTAAAAAATCATTCGAAAATCAGGCTAAAAACTTAAAAAATATGCTTTAGCATGCTTACTCGCATCGGGTTTAGATAAACTCAAAACCCTTAAAAATACATTTACTGCGCGTAAAGGATCAACTTCTGTTGTCATTGATAACGAAGAGTTGCTTCCTGATGATCTAATCCAAGTTCAAGTGGTAACTACGCCAGACAAAAAAGCCATTAAAGAAGCGATTGAAAAAGGTAAAAAAGTGGCTGGTGCACACTTAGAAATCGGTGAGCGTACTTTGCAAGTTCGTTAATAGCTTTTAGCGCTCAGAAATGGGCGCGTTATAGGAAATAATATTATGGCCATGAAATTAGAAATCATCATCAACCACGACGAAGACAGTAATAAATCCAGTATCGAATGGTCCACAGCGTCAACGGAAGATGTCACAAAGCAAGAGCGTCAAATGCTATCGCAGGTACAAAAAGCATTATTACTACAGTTAAACGCTCCAACAAACTCAACTATTTTACACTAGCGTGACATGTCACGGAGTATTGATTATGAAGAATAATATAGAAGATTTGCACAATCATTTATTTGCACAATTAGAACGTTTATCAGATGAAGACCTCAAAGGCGAACAATTAAAAGAAGAAATCAATCGAGCAAAAGCAGTATCAGAAATTGCCTCATCAATTGTTGAGAATGGGAAATTGGCACTCACAGCAATAAAAATGGCTGATGAAGGACGAATTCAAAATACACCAACCTATCTAGTGAAAAAGGATGTAAAAGAATGACTCGGGTTCGATTTGTTTATACAAAAGAAATGCATGACTTTATGCGCAAAAACTATTTGTTACCGATAGGTGAATTGACAAAAGCTTTTAATGAACAGTTTTCAACTACACGTTCAACAGTAGACATTAATGGGTTACGTCAACGTTTAAAACTGAGAACAGGAAGATCCGGAAATTTTAAAAAAGGTTGTATTCCATTTAACAAAAATAAGAAGGGTTTAATTTCAGCAAATAGCGGTTCATTTAAAAAAGGAAATAAACCGTACAATTACCAACCAGTTGGTGCTGAAACATTAACAACAGACGGTTATGTTAAAGTTAAAATAGCAGAGCCAAATAAATGGGAATTAAAGCATCGACTAGTTTGGGAAAAATACAACGGGAAATTAGAAAAGGGATTCATCATTAAATTTATTGATGATGATAAGCAGAATTGTGACATCAATAATTTGATGATTATTTCTACAAAAGAGCACGCTGTTATTAATCGACATTTGTCTGGTGCAACACATGAACATAAACAGACTGTTTTACAATTGGCAAGAATAAAAATGGCAATTAGAAGTAGAGAAACCAAGAGGCAAGACCAATGCTAAGACACGAACATCAAAAAGACCAGGAAGTAAAAATCACCCTACCCGATGGATCGTACGGTTTTATTTCAACGGACAGGCGCTGCAAAGTTTCTTATGACTTTCCTGCGTATATCAAAATTGAAATTCAACCTACTCAGGCAGAGCAACAGAGGAGTAAGCAATAATGTTTGGTTTATTTCTGATGGTCTGCAGCGCCATGAATTGCCAGTTTGAACCTTATGGCTATATCTATCCTGATGAGATCAACTGTTTAGTAGATAGAGAACTATTAGTTAGTGAAGGTAAGGTTGCTGAATGTTATCCCGTTGATGCGATTATTCGAGCGAATAATTGATTAAGCATAATCAGTTTTATTTTTTATTTATTACTAGCATGGTGTTTTCTCAACGACCAAACGAGTTAACACCATGCAATTACAACCTTGGAAGCCCGAAGAGCAGTTATTAACGGATTTCGATATTAAATTAGGCAGATTAGCAGCAAGCGTTAAAAACAAGCAATTAACTGAAGCAGATATAAAACGCGCTTGTGATACAGCCGATTTGCTTATTTTATTGATGATGAGGCAAGACCAAAATGAAAAGCGATCATGACATTATCACTCATGAGGAAATGATTGAATTAACCGGCTATCAATTTCCATCAAAACAGTGCGAAGTTTTAACTCGTTCGGGGATCTTCTTTGTTAAGCGCCCTGACGGCTACCCGAAAACCACGTGGGGTCATTTTAACAACCCTCTTAAACAACGCGCTCAAGTACATGCACAAGAAGAACCTGACTTCGGGGCGATGTGATCATGGTGCGAGTTAGAAGAAGAAAAAACGCTGAGGATAATTGGATGCCTCCTCGAGTACGAAGAGGTAAATCTGCATTTGAATTCCAAGTACCAGGAGGAAGAACTGTTCGATTGTGTGACTTAACATTCACACAGGCTGAAGTGTGGTTTGCTTATGAAAAGTTTATTAATGATCAAAAAAACGAAGAAACATTGAATGCTTTAATTGATAAATTCTTTTTCTCAGCTGACTTTACCAATCTTTCCGTGACATCGCAGAAAGACTATAGAAAGTATTCAAAAAAGCTATTACCTGTTTTTGGAAAAATGCTACCTGATAATATCAAGCCTGAGCATGTTAGAAAATATATGGACAAACGCGGTGTTAATAGCCAAACCCAAGCGAATAGAGAAAAAGCTTTTTTATCTCGCGTGTTCAGCTGGGCATATGAACGCGGCATGGTGAAAGGTAATCCATGCAAGGGTGTTAGGCAGTTTAAAGAAATTGCGCGCGATAGGTACATTACAGACGATGAATATAATGCGCTCTATTCTGTTGCACCGGATATAGTCAAAGTCGCTATGGAGATCGCTTATTTATGTAGTGCGCGGCAAGCAGACGTTTTAACGCTCACTTATTCACAATTATCTGATGATGGAATATTTATTAAACAAGGGAAGACGGGTAAGAAACAAATTAAAGCGTGGACGGAAAGATTAAAAGCAGCCATTGATTTAAGTAGAACATTACCACTTAGCTCAGGAATTAGTAGTATTTATGTCATTCATCAATCGAAAGGTTCAAAATATACGCGAGATGGCTTTAATAGTCGTTGGCAAAAAGCTAAAGAAGAAGCTGTAAAAAAATTTCCTTATTTAGATTTTAATTTTACGTTTCATGATTTGAAGGCCAAAGGAATATCTGATCTGGAAGGAACGCTGAGTGAGAAACAAAATATTTCTGGCCATAAAACACCATCACAGACTGCACGATATGATCGAAAAGTAGTAATCGTTCCAACGGTCGGAGGGCAAAAGCGTTAG